TGGGCGCACGATTACCAGGCCCCACCGGTAGCGCGCGCGCTATCGGTGGAGATCATCCCCGGCGAGGGGCTGAAATCCACGTTCCAGTTCTCCGGATGGGGCGTTAATCCACAGGCGGATACCATCCGCCGGCTGTGGGCGGGCGGGTTTCTGAACGCGACGTCGATTGGGTTTATCCCGCTGAAATCCAATCCGATGGACGGGAACAAGGACGGTGAGGGCTGGTACTCCCCGCATGATTACGTCGAGTGGGAGCTGCTGGAATTCTCGATCGTGCCCGTTCCAGCCAACCAGGATGCACTGCGTTTAGCGCTGCGCAGCCTGGCCCAGCCGGTGGCCAAGCGCGGGCGCGTGTTATCGGCGGTCAACGAGCGAAAACTGCGCGAGGCAGCCGAGGCGATAAACGCGGTCCTGGAGCAGCTCGCCGATGAGACGCAGGAAGAGGGGATCAAGACTGCCGTGCCCTATGCCGATCATGGCGCGGATGAAGAGTCGGAGTGGAGCAAGCCTGCGCTGGGCGACTTTACTGACCAGGCCTGGGAAGATCTCACTGACACTGATAAGCGGCGCATCATGGCGCACTATGCCTGGACGGCATCCAACCCCCCAGAAACGTTCGGCGATCTCAAGCTGCCGCATCATAAAGCCGGAACAAGTGGCGTCGGTGCGGCGGTATGGCGGGGAGTTGCAGCAGCTATGGCTGCCCTGCTAGGCGGGAGAGGCGGCGTGGACATGCCAGAGTCAGATCGCAAATCGGTGTATAATCATCTATCGAGGCACTATGCGCAGTTTGACAGGGAACCGCCGGACTACAAAGAGCTGGACCCGGGAGATAATCCCGTTACAGAATCCATGCAGCAAGAATCGAACATTAATCTTACACCAAACGACATGGCGACCAGCGCCATCGATGAGGCTGTGCTGGATGCGTTTTCTCACTATTTCGATGCTTTACTAGGAGTGTAACATGGCTGCTCAAGATGAGTTGCTGGAAAAAATTACTGGCTTGACCAACGCGGTCAAGGAAAACGGCGGGCTGAACGGCCTGCGTAAAGATGAGCTAATCGCTGACTTCAAGACGCTGCTGGACGAGCAGGCGAAGATGCTTGCCGACTCGACTCCGGTGCGGATGGGAGAGTTCCAGGCCGACCCGGTCCAGCGCGCTGCGGACAGTTACCAGGGCAAGTATCGGCGCGAGCTGATCGACATCGCCAATCACGGCGAGCACAAGATCGGCAACTGGCGCTTGCGCGGCAGCGACATGATCCTGGCCAAGATCTTCCTCGATCGGGCAAACGAGATCAAGAACTCCGGGCAGCAGTTCAACGGCTCGGAGTCGGTGCATCCGGTCTCCGAAGACCTCAGGGGCGCAGTTAAAACGCTGACCTCCACTGGATCTGGGACAGGCGATGAGCTGGTCCCGACCGGGATGGCGGGCGAGATGTGGGATGACTTTTTCGCGGCCAGCCGGATCGCCGGCGACCTGCCGAGCCAGCCCATGCCAACCGACCCGTTCGATATCACCCTTGGCTTCGGCACGCGCACCTGGCGCAAAGGCTCCCAGGGGATCGCTTCCAGCGCGGCGGATGTCGCCACGGCTAAAAGCACCCTGACCTCGACTGAGCAGATCACCGAGGATAACTGGACTTACAACCTGGACGAGGACTCGGTCATCGCCATGATGCCGGCCCTGCGCGCTAACCTGGCACAGTCGGGCGGCGAGCAGATGGACCGCTTCATCGTCAACGCAGATGCAACCGCCACGTCCACCGGCAATATCAACCTGGACGACAGCACGCCGGATGCCGACAGCTACTACCTCTCCGATGGTCAGGATGGTATGCGCCACCTGGCGCTGGTGGACAACACCGGCCAGGGCAGCAACGCCAACGGGGCTGTATCTGACACAGTGATGACCACCCTGCTGGCCAAGCTGGGCAAGTATGGGCTGGATTACAACTCCTGCCGCATCGTCCCGGACATCAAAACCTACCTGGCCATGCTCGGCATGTCCAACGTGGTCACGTTCGACAAATACGGCTCGGCGGCCACTATCGTCAGTGGCGAGCTGGCGCGCTACCGCGGCATCCCCGTCATCCCTTCAGCGGTCGTACCGCTGACTGAGGCGGATGGAAAGTGCAGCGTCACCGGGGCATCCAACGTCAAGGGCCAAATCCTGGCCTACAACCGCAACTTCTGGCGGCTGGGGTTCCGGCGCGGCCTGACCATCGAGGTTGACCGGCTGATCCAGCGCCGGCTGCTGATTATGGTTACCTCGTTCCGCATCGCAATCGCGGCTCATGGGACGCGCTCAACCGCCAAGCACACCGCGGTGGCATACAATATCACTTAGATGTTTTTCCTGATGATATAGTGGGGCGGGGTAATACCCGCCCCGGAGGAGATTTGAAATGGCTGATTATCTTGATCCGAAATTCGGCAACGTCGTGGCCCTCGGGCCGTTCACGGCGACCAACATCACCACTGGTGCGGCTAATCAGGACCTGGCCCTGGAATCCGCTGGCACTACCATCACCATGATCCAATCTGGCTCGGTGGTGGGCTTGAGCCTGGAGCCGGTCGGCACTGTGACAGGTGGCTCGATCACCGCCAAGGTGCACAAGGCTTCGACGGAGCTGGCCAACACGCCGGCCCCAGTGTCTGACCAGACCAACACCGATGGCACTTATGCAACGGTGCGGCCGGGCATGGTGCGCTTCTCCGCCGGCGCGAAGCTGGGCGTTTCGGTGAGCGCCACCACCACCCTGGAACCGACCAACACGGTCGATGTGGCCGCGGTGCTGTATGTCGCTTATGACCCGCAATAGGAGCTGACATGGGAGATTGGGGCCGGATCTGCGTGGGGACGCGGCTGGAAAAGAACGTGGACAGCCGGTTCTTTAAGTGCTGGACCAACCTGGTAATGCGCGGCCTGCGCAAGGGTGACAGCGTGCTGGTTGTGGATGACAAGGTGGCGCACCAGGCATCCAACGCCCTGGCGCGCGAGTTTCTCAGGACCGGCTGCGACACGCTCTTCATGCTGGATTCCGATGCGGAAATCGGCCCCAATTTTCTAAATGACTTTCGAGATTATGAGCCAGGCTGGGAGTATGACCTCTTGCAGGCCTTCTACTGCCGGCGCGGATGGCCGCCGGACGCGATCTGGTTCAAGAAGAGTGCGTTCGGCGATACCTACACCCGCGCGGTGTACGGAGAGGATGTGATCGAAGATGTGGCGATCATCGGCACGCACGCGGTTTTGATCCGGCGCGAAGTGTTCGTGAAGCTGCTGGGTGAGCATGACCCGGAGCACTTCGATTGGTTTTTCTACCCACGGAACGAGGTGGCCAGCGAGGATGGCGCATTCTCACGCGAAGCGGAGGCAGCCGGGTTCAGGCTGGGGGCTACCACGCACGTAAAGGCCGGGCATATCAGCCGGCTGACCACCGGCTGGGATACCTACCAGGAATACCTTCAGCTCTCCGGGTCTAACCAGGTGATCGAGAGCTACCAGGCCATGCTGCGGCTGATCTCCCAGTACACCGGGGAGGACGTCGACCTGGTGCAGTCGCGGGTGATGCGCGGCTCAAAAAACGTGCGTGACGCCTGGCGGGGCGCAGAGTCTGGCGAGCAGGCGCGCGCCTTCTATCGAGATGACGGCTGGACTTACCTGTATGACCTCACCGCCTGGAATTATTCCGACCTGTACACCAGCCTGACCGCGCCCCTGAAAGCCTACCAGGGCAAGCGCGTGCTAGTGGTGGGAGCGGGGATCGGCGGTGAGATCGAGCGCCTGGTGGATGCCAACCAGGTGGAGGCCTTCGAGCTCTCCACGACACTCAGGGATTTCTGTAGGATGCGTTTTGGCGATAGGATCACCTGGATCGAGGGAGAATCGATCATCTCGTCGCGCCTGAATCGATCCTACGATCTGATCGTGATGATCGATGTGGTCGAGCACATCCACCCCGACGAGTTTGACAACACGATGGATACCCTGGCGCACTGGCTCGCGCCGGGTGGAGAGTTTTATATCCATGCCAACTTCGGGCAGCAGGAGCTGTACCCGATGCACTATGACCACACCGAGAGATTCGCGGCCTGGCTGAAACGGAACAGGCTGGAAAGGAAGGGCGAATCATGCGTCTATTCGTAATCGCTGATTACCACTGCCGGGAAATCTACCATCGCAAAGGCACGGTGCTCGATGTCGATGCGAAGACCGCCGCCTGGCTGTTAGTGGATGCCCCGGGATGTTTTGCGCTGAAACCCCCGGAGGAGGAGAAAGAAATCTCCACTGCCCCGGCGGACAAGATGCAGCGCCGGAGTAAAACCAAATGACCGCGGCGCAGATTTACTGTACAGTGGATGAGTTGATCCACGACCTGGGAATGCAAGGCGATGATGGGATGCTGTTCTCACGCATCCAGGCTGCCAGCAGCTTCATCCAGCGCCGGATCGGGCAGTTCATACCGGTCACCGAGACGCGCGAGTTCCAGGGAAACGGCAGCTCTACGCAACAGATCGACCTGCTGCTGGCAATCACCAGCGTGACCAACAACACTACGCCGGTGACGACCTACGACCTATACCCACTCTCCAGATACTGGGCAGATGGGCCCTACTCGAGGATTGAGTCAGACTATGCATCTTGGGACGTGGTGAGCATCACCGGTAAGTGGGGCAAGTATAACCACTTCGAGGAGCTGGGAGAGACTGTTTCCCAGGTGGCATCCAGCACTGACACGCTGGTAGTGGCGGATGGATCGAAGATATCGCCGGGGATGGTGCTGCTGATCGAGACAGAGCAGGAGCTGGTGACAGGCTGGGGCGCGGTAACACTGGCTACCAGCCAGACCAACGGGGCCGTGACTGAATCAGACGAGGAGATCACGGTCGACAACGGAGGGGAATTCCACGCGGGGGAGGTGATCCAGATCTCTACTGAGGACTGTTCCATCCGCGCGGTGCGCGGTAACGTACTAGTTACAGCGCGCGGGTGGAATGGCACGAGCAAGGCGAGCCATGCCACCGACAGCCCGATCTCGGTCTACCGCACGGTGAAGGTAACACGCGGGGTGAACGGAACGACCGCCGCAGCGCACGCCAGCAAGGCCGCTTACCGCTACCTGGCCCCCGAGGATGTCAACTGGCTGGCGCGCCAGATCGCGGGGCTGATGGTCAAGAAGGCCCAATCCGGGTTCTCGGGCAAGATCGGAAACGCGGAGCTGGGCGAGACGTTCTACTTCAACGAGTTTCCAGGGCAGATCAAGGAAATCGCCCGCAACTACCGGGTGGTGAGCGTATGAGCAGCATCGGCTATGAGCTGGACGTGCAGATCGTAGGGCTGGACGAGCAACTCAAGAGGCTGGGCGATTTTGGGCCCCTGCTCAACCGCCACCTAGAGAGGGGCATGAAGAAGGCGGTGATCTACACTGCTTCGAAGGTAGTCCCGCTGGTACCGGTGGGCGTGAGTGGGAGACTGAGAAACTCTATCGGCAGCGAAGTGACGGTGGAGGGGATCGGCTCGGTGGTCGGCAAAGTCGGCTCCTCGCTCAAAGATGAGGAATATCCAGCGGTGATGGAGTTTGGGCGCACGCCAGGGGCAAGGATGCCCCCGCCTGAGGCACTGGTGCGCTGGGTGCACTTGAAGCGCCTGGCAGGGACCTACTCGATAAAGTCTCACCGTCGGCAGGGTGGGAAGGCGCGCCAGGCGGATGAGGACTTGCAGGTCGCGTTTGTAGTCGCGCGCTCGATCGGGCGCAAGGGCATCCAAGGCCGGCGCTATATGCAGCATGGGCTGGAAGCTGCCCGGCCGAACATCGCCAAGTTTTTCAAGCTCGAGATGGACGAGCTGGTAAAGGAGCTGGCAATCGATGGCAGTTGAGCAATGGATTGATGAGATCGCCGATCTGGCGGGGACGGTGAGCGACGGGAAGAAGAAGGTCAGGAGCTACCGGGTCTTCAAGAAGGCCGAGTTTCCCGAGTCGCTCTCGGTCTTCCCCTGCGCGCTGACCTACACCAGCGAGGCACGCATGGAGTACAGTCTAGGCGGGCCGCAGACGGACTTATGGTATGGAGTGACGGAGTTTCACCTCACGTCGAATGTGGCGAAGAGCAACTATCCCTACATCATGCGCTTCTTCGCCAGGATCAAGGCGGCATTCGCCAGCAAGATGAACCTAAACGGCAAAGTTGCCTACTTCATGCTGCGCACGGATGAGGCAGGCCTGCAAGGGCCGGTGGTGCTGCAATACGGCAGCGAGGAGCCCCACCTGGGCATTATTGCCCGGTGGGTAGTCAAGGAAGATACGAGTGGGGACTTTACCCCGGGAGTGTAGATATGGGAGAACTAGCGTTTCGCAAAATTCAGTATGGCAAAGAGACCAACAAAGGCACGGGAGTGGCCGCAACGAAAGTATGGCCGGGGGCCATCCAGGTACCGGTAGATCGCGTTCCGGTGTTTCCAGAGATCACCTCCGGGAAACGATCGAGGAGCAGCCTGGGGATCATCCCCCAACTCCTGGTGGACGGGTGGACGCTCACCGCCGACCCCTGCCCGTTCAATCTGCTGCCGGCGATCTTCTCTATGGCGCTCAAGGGTGGGGTGACGGCATCCGAGGTGACGCCA